CCAAGATTAGTTCCTCCTGGCAATGTTTCCACTTTTGAGCCGCGGCCTTCTGCTGTTTGTGGGAAGAAGTAATCTTCGTTGATTGACAGTGGATTATAACTCGAGTCTATGACATTCTGACCGCCACCTGTCGCGGATGGGATACGTCTTTGATGTATTTCCGTTTTAACACGCTCCACAAATTGCATAGCAAGGTGTGATGGCATGTTGCCCACATCAACGTAGAATACTCTTCTTTCTGGAGCTCTTTGAACACGATATATAATAATCGCATCTTCAAGCAATTCTTTTTGTTTGTAAACTTTAAAAATTGTTTCTAATAATGAATTACCAAACGGAAAATTATTGTCTAAACCTTCTGATAAACTTAAATGTACAACATGCTTTGCATCAACAGCAACTTCTCCGTCGTCTAAAGTAAATCTACTTTTTCCAATGTTAGCAGTGCCGCCAACCATGCCAGTTGCTCCGCCTGTTGGAGTGTATGCTCCGCCTGTAGGTCCATTAATGTTTCCATTAGTTTGATGAGGAGTGGTAGCTACTAAATCTTTAAAGTTAAAGTTTACATTTTTAATAATGTATTGTTCAGGCGTCTTGCCTTCACTTTCGTTAACAATAATTCTAATAACATTAGCAGGATCAATATGAAACAGTTTTTTAGTTTCTGGATCTCTTAAGAAAAATTGATCTCCATATTTAAATGTATTTCGTAATACACGAAACATTCTTGTATCAAAATTTTGAAGTTTAGTCCATTGTTTTAAGTATTGACCAAGAATCTGTACTTCGGCATTTGTTGATTTTTTATTAAAATTAAATTTAAAGTTGGTTCCGTTAGAATCATTTTTTTGTGTACAAAATTCAGCAAGAATATCAAGTGCGGCATTAACTTCGCTGTCCATATCCATAGTATTGTATTGACCGTAACGTTCAACACGATTAGGAGTACCAACATAAACATCAGGTAAAAAAGAACTATAATTTGATCTTGCAGGGCCAGCTTGAGATCCGTTGTTTGAATTACTTAATACACTATATGAACCTGCTGGGTTATCGCTTGTTCCAACTGGTGTGAAATATTTTTTCCAACTCATCTTTTTATACCTGTCTCATTAAATTACCACTAAGTCCGCCTAACGACCTTAATTGTTTTGAGGCAATTTTGTGACCCTTCTCGGCAATTTGAGCCATTCTGTCGTTACTATTACTTATTAATTCTGCAACTTGTTGCAGTCCGTCTTGAGTTTGTGGTGAATTCATCATACCATTTATATCTGTACCTACCTTTTCAAAAGCAGTTTTTAATCCTGTAAATGACGCAGTTAGTTGTCTTCCTAAATCGTCACCTTGTACATTTTGCATTACACTACCTATAGCACTTGGTAATTGTTCTGTTAATTGCGCAATTTGTGGTCCTGCCGCACTAACCATATTACCTACACCTGTAGCAAGGTTCATTATTTGTTCTTCATTAAGAACTGCTTCTTTATTATGAAGCATTGTTAATGTTCCCTTACCAAAATCTTGCATCAGTGACCCAAATGCAGGTGTCCCTCCATTAAACGATGCTCCGTTCATATTAGCAACTGTCATATTTTGTACTACAAAATCTGAACCATCAATAAGAGCATCTAATGGTACTGCTGAAAGACCTGCCATAGACTGCTGGAAAAGGTCTTTATCAATTTGATTATTAGGATCATTTCCTTGGTTTAACTGATCTATAATATCAAAGGCAGCATCTCTAATCTGTGTCGAACTGCCTTGTGTTAGTCTGTCATTTACAACTTCAGTTATTGTTTTGCCTTCTGCCTCAGCTACTGCCATAAACTTTTCAGCCAGTATTGGTCCAATATCAGTTCCTAAAATATGCGCTAAATCTTTTGCTTCGCCTAATTGCATACCATTTCTCGGAGCATTTTTTAGATGATCAAGAATTTGTTGCATTGCTTGCTGAGTATTTTGTTGAACTTGAATATCATCTGGCGTAGTATTTGGAGTTGGAGTATCTCCGCCAACAACTAAACTTGACGCGGCATTAAATACGTCTTCTGCACTTCGTGACTCGACATTTGCGGCTGCGCCTCCTCGATTCATTCCGCCTAATTGTTCTGCTAATGGTAGCATTGCATCACTAAGTTTTGTAAATGCTCCGTTTGGTCCAATTAGTTTATCATTAACAACAGCACCAAGATCTCTCAATGCTTTTTCACCGTTTATTACTGTTGACGTAATTCCGTCTCTATTTTCCTGTTCAGTTTGTGCGGCGGCATTTAACCTTCGTATTGCTTCTTCACGTGTAACATTTTCCCGCTTCATTAATCGATCAACATTATCAGAATAAGTTCCTGCCCCTGTAATTATTTGTGCGGCCGCATCAGCTGTTGCATTTCCCATACCACCTAATGTTGCCATTTGTAAAAAGTTTGGATCTCGTACTCTTGCCGCAATAGCACTGTTAAAGCTGTCAATACTGTTGGTCATTCCTTCGATGCCTCCAGGACCTTGTGCGTAATTGACCATATTTTGTAAATCGTTAAATGCTGGTCCAAGTGCTACTGCCGCTTGTCTACCTTCTTCAGATACAACAGCACCTTTGGTGAATAGATCTTCTACAGCTGCCAATGCTCCAGGGCCGGCTTTTTCTGCTTCAGCAAGAGCTCTACGCATTTTATCAGCGGCTTCTTTGTTACCGCTTGCTTCAAGCATACGTATCTTAGCGTCAACTTGTCCTTTACGCATACGGTCTTGTATTTCTTTTTCCATCTCTTTGCGGTTTTTACCAGTAAGTTTTGCAATTTTATCCATTTCGGTACTCATTGCAATCATATTTTTTGCCGCAGTGCCGTTGCGCATTTCTTCTTCCGTGTATCGACGTCTGTTGCTTATCATGTATTCTGCTAAGTCTTCGTTAACTTCTTCAAACGTCATACCCATGTTTAGTAATGGTGTTGCAAGTCCTTGATCAAACATATTTTGACTTGCCATTGTAAACTGTTTAGCACCTTGCGTTACTGTGCCACCAAAGGCTGCAAATCCTTGAGTATTACTTGATACAATGCCAGCAAATTCGTCTAAAGTTAGTCTTGACTGTGCCGCTGAGTTTTTCATTTCTAATATGTTATTATTAAATGACGCACCACTTGTTGATAGTGTTCTAAATGTGTCAACGCCAGTTTCAGCAGCCTTAATAAGGGCACCGCCACCTTCAGTAACCATTTGTCCAAACATTTTTAGATTTTTGTTATCGCCAGCAAGCTCGCTACCAAATGCTCCTACAATGTTTGTTAATGAAGTGTACGAATCAGATATTCTGGCATTACTACCAAAAACAGTTGATCCAAATTTTGCAACTTCTTTAGTAGCAGTTAAAGAGGCGGCGGTAAAATCCATTTGATTTTTACCAGCTTCGTCGCCACTTTTACCAAGATTGTCAAGACCTTGTTGAACACCACTGAAGTCAAGATTAAGTCCTCTAAGGGTACTATCCTGTGCTACGTTTTCTAAGGCGTCTATTGCCTTTTGTGTAAGTTCCAAATCTAATCTCCAGCAATT